CCGCCCCAGCCGTCAGTGCCTTCATGCCGCCTGCTTCCTCATGCTGTCCAGCCGGCCCAGCGCCTCGGCCAGCAGGCACCGGGCGTCCAGCACGAGACCGTAGCCTACCGCGCTGATCTCGCCGAAGCGGATCAGCCGCAACTGCGCCATTGCCTGCTCCAGCTTGGCGGCGATCGCCTGGAGATCGCTCATCACACGACCTCCTCTTCGTCGTCGTATGCCTCGACATCGAACAGCGTCTCGGTGCTGTAGGGTTCGCACTCCTTGTCGCATGAGGGGCACCAGCTTGGCCCGATCACCAGCATCTCATCGGCAAATTCGTTGGGGCACTCGTCGCAGATATAGTGGCAACGAAAAACGCGCATGGGCTTAAGCACTGACTGTCTCCTGTGTTTCGCTCGACAAGGAGGAACATACACACTGGGCTTGACATAATCAAGGGGTGATCGTATGTATCGGGTGTCGAGCAACACAGGAGACAGAGACATGAGCGACATCACCATCAACGGCTACATCGTCCACGACACCGATGGCCTCATCCACGGCTACGGCGCGACCGCCGCCGAAGCATGGTTGGATATGAAAAACACCATGCGCCACGCCAATGTCAGGCTACTCGGTGAGCGGGACGACAGCGGCGAGGAGCGGGGCAACTGGGTCTACGAAAGCGAACTGGTGGTCGCGCCCGCCACCGCCGCGCTGTTGCAGCTGGTCGAGGATCACGGCGGCAATTGCTCGTGGGGCAGGATCGGGCGTCTAGGCATCGCCTGCACGGTGGACGAGGAGCTCGCCTAATGGATGAGAGCGACCGCACTGACCTGCCGTCAACCTCGATGGCCATCCTAGTCGTGGTCGTCGGCGTCGCCATCATCCTGGCGCTGCTGTTCCTGTTCCAGGTCCTGGTGGTGCGATGATGGCAATGGCAGCCAGGCTGCTGCTGCTCCTGGCCCTCTACCTGGGCGCGCTCTGGTTTGGCGGCTACGTGTTCTGGCTGGCAGGCGCCATCCGCTAGGTGATGCACCACCCCCAGGCAGGATGCCATGAGCTCCGGTTATGCTTGGTGAACTCATCGTCGATCCACGCATAGCTCGACGCAGCCTCCGCCACGCCACAGCGCACCGCCACAGCCAGCGCCGCACGGGCATACTGCGCGTATCCCACGCTGCCCGACGTTTCGTTGTAGAGCTCAGCCATGCCGGTCGGATCGTCCGGGGCAAACGGCACTTCGTCCGGGTGCATCGCGACCGTCCGCATCGCACACTCCAGCCACGACAGATACGTTGGCCCGACCAATGCCTGACCAGCTGCGTGCGCCACCGGAGCGGTGCGCTGGACCTGCCACAGCGCCCCATCGCCCTTGTCCACGACCGTCATCACCTCGTTCTGGCACTTGACCGAGAACGGTTCCACGGGCCATGGCCCGCCGGCATAGTGATCGACCGGTATGAACGTGTCGGTCGCGGTGATCGCAGCCGTCAGGTTGCATGTATATACAAGGCCGGTGTTGTATGGCACTGGCGTGGCGCGTGGCCAGGCTTCGCCGTTGGTTCTCTGGACCTCGGAATCGATCTTCCAGACCAGCGGTTCGCTCCACTCGTCGAAGCCCAGCTGGACGCACAGCCCATACACCAAGCTTTCCATGGCACACTGCCAGAACACGGCATACGTGCCGGATGGATGCGCCGGGGTGCCCTGCGATCCACCGAACTGCCTGGCACGGAATACCGACAGGATCGGGTCCTCGTTGGCCATGTCCTTCAGCATCTCGGAGCGCACGCCCTCCATGTGCGCGTGGAACACCGATTGAGCCAGCAGCCAGCGCGGCGGATCGGTCGGCGAGGCAACAGCCGCATACAGCTTGTTCCTGAGCGGCCATGCGCCATACCGCCCGGCCCAGGTGTAGCGACCGGACGCCGGCTCGCCGATGATCTCGATGTTCGCCTGGAACTGGAGCGCCTCCAGGTAATACACGTCGCCGGTCAGCAGCCACGGCAAGTATGAGCACGCAGGCGAGTGCCCGCTGTCGTAGGTGACGATGCCCTTGGTCATCGGCACGATCGGATCGCCGCCGTTCGGGTAGCTGGTGATCTTCGGGTAGTCGTTGACCAGATCGAGCGGCGCACCCGTGACGGGGTCACGCAGATGCATCGAGATGGTGCCCGACGCCTCGCCCTGAGCAATGACCGTCTCGGTGTTGTTCCCTTTGCACAACCACTGTGCGGACCAGCCGGTCAGGATGCCGATGTCGGGGCGATCGCCGGTCCACCCCATGCCGGTGACCATGCCCGAAAAGCCCATGGTGGTGTACGTCTGCGGCGCCAGATCGCCGATGAACTGACCGAGCACCGTGCCGTCGTAGTGCGGCACCTTGCCCGAGGCGATCAGTGTTTCACGTGAAACACGCACCGGCCTGGGCGCGGACTGCCAGCGCCAGCGCGCATACCAGGGATGGCTGGGCACTTGGACCGTCGCCACCAGTTCGTCGCCGTCCCAGATCTCGGCCTCGTAGGCGCCCAGGTTGGCGGGCGTCAGGCCGTCCACCAACGGCACGCCTAGCTCGACGACGACCTCTTGCCGCGAGCCATCAGCGTCTGGCCGGAACCACACGGTCAGCCCCGGCAGCGCGTCGTCCTGCCGCGGCGCGCGGTAGCAGCGCTGCACAAAGGCGCCTTCCGGGTCGACGTAGTCGCCCAGGTTCTCGGCCCCCGCCTCCTCGTAGACGGTCTCGCCGGATGCGGCGCGGATGACAACCGCCAGCCCCTCACCCGGCTCAGGCTCAGGCTCAGGCTCCGGTTCGATCGGGGGCTCAGGCTCCGGCAGGGTATTGTCTATGATGCCGCCCGGCGGCTCTGGCGTGGGTGTCGTTACCGCGTTCTCCAGAGCCAGCACGCGCGCGTCCAGATCGGCGATTGCCGCATCAGTGGCACCGGCATGCTCCTCCAGAGCAGCGACACGCTGTTCCAGCTGCGGATCGTCCGAGGGCTTGGGCATTGGCGTTCCAGTTGGCGGGAATCCGCCGGTAGTGGCATGTTACCCACAGGGGGAGCCACCCGCTATGTCGATGATGTCGATGCCGCACACGCACGAGGTGCGTTACCGCGAGCTCAGCTACGCGCAGAAGCGGGCGATCCGCGAGCAGCTGGAGGCTTCGTTCGACTGGGACGACGGGAAGTACGCCGAGGGCGCGTCTGACCACAGCATCGCCGCCGAGGTGGGCATCCCGTGGTCGCTGATCCGCTACGTGCGTGAACGCGACTATGGCCACCTCGCCCCATGACGCTGCACCTGCAACATGATATACTGGCGCCAGATACGAGCGATTCTACTTCGGGCGCTGCGTCTCCTCCCAACGACGCACCGCCCGATTTTTCCGCCTTCGACTTCGCGCTGCAGCGCTACAACCGCGCCCCCATCGCCTTTGTGAGGGAAGTGCTCCTGCAGGAGCCGGATGCGTGGCAGATCGAGGCCCTGCGTGGCTTCGCCAGGGGCTTCACCCGGCACAGCATCAAAAGTGGTCACGGTGTCGGAAAGAGCTGCTTGGCTGCGTGGGTTGTTTTGTGGTTTTGTTGCACCCGTGCACCCTTTAAGTGTGCGCTGACCGCACCATCCGCGCCCCAGCTGTTCGATGTCCTATGGCCCGAGCTCCTCAAGTGGATGAGCCGTATGCCCGAGCAGTGGCAGGCGCTGTGGGATGTGACCGCCGACCACATTACCCTCAAGAGTGACCGCGAGTGCTTCGTTACGGCGAGGACATCCCGCCCCGAGACCCCCGAGGCGATGGCCGGCTTGCACAGTGCCAACATACTCTTGGTCGCGGACGAAGCATCGGGCATCGACGAGAAGGTCTACGAGGCTGCCAGCGGCTCAATGAGTAGTTCCGGAGCGATCACGCTGCTGATCGGTAACCCAACGCGCGACTCGGGGTTCTTCTGGCGCACTCACACGCTGGAGCGCGATCGCTGGCGCTGCATGACGGTGAGCTCTGCCGAGAGCACACGTGTCGATCCGGCCTACGTGGCTGAGATGAGCCAAAGATACGGCCCCGAGAGCAACGCGTTCAGGGTCCGCGTGCTGGGTCAGTTCCCCGCCGGTAGCGATGATACATTCATCCCCGGCGAGCTTGTAGATGCTGCAATGAACCGGGACACAGTGCTCGATACCGGTGCGCCGATTCTTTGGGGGTTAGACTGCGCGCGCTTCGGCGCCGACGCATCGGTGTTGATCAAGCGCCAGGGTGCGTGCGTCACCGAGCCACCGCGCCGTTGGCGCAACATCGATTTGATGGTGCTGGCCGGGGCGGTAAAGCATGAGTTCGATTTGGCGCAGGCCTCGCGCCCATCACTGATCGCGATTGACTCCATCGGCATTGGCGCGGGTGTGGTGGATCGGCTGCAAGAGCAGGGTCTGCCGGTGCTGGGCGTCAACGTCGCTGAGTCACCAGCTAACGCAAATAATTATATGCGCTTGCGTGATGAACTTTGGGCCAGGATGCGCGAGTGGCTGGCGACCCGCACCGTGCGCCTGCCCAGAGACGATCAGATGCGCGACGATCTGGTGAGCGCCAGATATACATTCTCATCCACGGGCAAGCTGCAAATTGAATCGAAGGAGAGTATGAGGCGCAGAGGCCTGCCCAGCTGCGACAGTGCCGACGCGCTGATGTTAACCTTGGCGCAACAGGGACTCATGGTCACATCGGCGAACCAGAGTTGGTTATATGATAGCGCTCCCGTAATGGGCAGCATACCAGGAATGGAATGATGCAGAGCACCGTAGAGCAGCGCTTCTGGAAATACGTTTCGCCCGAGCCAAACAGCGGGTGTTGGTTGTGGGATGGTGCCGCAACCCAGCAGGGCTACGGCATGCTGAACATGAACGGGCCGAGACGACTTGCTTCCCACATCTCGTTAGAGATGGATGGTAGGCCAAGGCCACACGATCGCTCATTTGCTTGCCATCACTGCGATATGCCCAACTGCGTGAACCCCGATCACCTCTACTGGGGCGACTACCGGACTAATGCCGCCGACTCGATAAGGCGAGGCAGGTTTGTCCTGCCCGTATGGCGGCGCGGCGAGGAGAATAACAAGGCCAAACTGACCGCCGACCAAGTGCTGGAGATTCGGCGATCCACCACCGAGACGACGTACGAGATAGCCGACAGGTTCGGCATTTCGCAGGCGGCGGCCTGGTACATCCGCACACGCAAGACGTGGGGGCACATCTGATGCAGCTGATCCACATCGAGCGGATAACCGCTACCAGCGATGACCAGCGCCTGGGCTTCCTGCTGACGGCGCGGGCCAAGGCAGCCGAGCAGGTGGTCGCCGCCAACGTGCGCGCTCAGGCGAGCAAGACCGACTTGGTCGAGCACGTGACCCGCCGCCTCCAGGCCGGCGAGGACCGGCTCAGGCTGCGCCACAGGCTGCTGGAGAGCGGCATGCCGACCAGCATCGCCGACGCCATCATGCGCGCCGCCACGGACGCCGTTCGCCCCGACCGACCTGCCGGGGTGACCGGAGGCATAAGCCAGCAGACGGACTTCCCCGAGTTCCAGAGGTAACCCATGCCCAGCAAATCCAAGTCGCAAGCACGCCTGATGCAGGCAGCGGCGCACACCAAGGGCGGCTACGCCGGGGTGCCGCAGAAGGTCGGCAAAGACTTCGCCAAGGCTGACCAGCAGAAGGGCACCAAGCGGCTGCCGGCACGCAAGAAGTGAGCCCGCTCGCCATCATCCTGATCGTGGTGTTGCTGATGGTGATGTTCGGCGGCTGGTGGGGCTACCGCGGCGGTCACTACTACGCCGACAGCCCCTACTACGGGCCGGGCATCGGCATCGTCGGGCTGGTCATCCTGGTGCTGCTGGTTCTCTTACTGATGGGACGCATCGGATGAGCGGCATTTTACCTCCCGGACTCGTGCCACCGCCCGGCCTGCGCCAGGGCGTTAACCCGATGGCGCCGCAGGTGGGTCAGCAGGGCATGACCCCGCCGCAGCAGGGCCTGCTGGCGCCCAACACGCAGAGCTACGGCGCCCCCCCGCTGCCACCGATCGAGGGGCTGGTGCGCCCGATGGGCCAGAGACCCACGGACCATCAGGTGATTGCGACGTTGTTGCCCAGGCGCAAAGACGAGGACATCCCGGACGACCCGACCGACGACCTGCCGCCGGAAATCCGGCCTTATGCGCTGGGCCTGCGTCCTAGCGTGCAGCCATCCTCGACCCCGTGGGTGCAGGAGGTCGTTTACGCTCGACTCGGCAAAGAGGACAGCGAGATTGCCGAGATCAACAGGTATTATTTTGGTATCGCGCGAAACTATGACGAGGAACTGAGCAACCAGAGGGTTACGGCGTCGGAATATTACAACGGTAAGGGCTTCGGCGACGAACCGGCGTTAAAGGGTCGTTCTCAGTTGGTGATGACTGTTGTTAGGGATACGATTCGTTCGACACTCCCAAGCCTGCTGCGCGTGTTCACCGGCGTCGAGGACCCGGTGCATTTCGAGCCGATCAGCAGCGAGATATCCGGCAACGACAAGCTGGCGACGATGCTAAGCCGCCAAGCTACCGACTACGCCCGCTGGGCGCTGTTCGTGGCCAACCCCGGCTGGTCGATCCTGCACGATGCGCTGCTCGATGCGCTCACCCGCAAAGCCGGCTGGGTGCGTTGGTCGTGGGGCAAGAAGCAGCAGATCCGCACCGAGGTGGCCGAGGGCCTCATCCTGCCGCAACTGCAAATGCTGCTCGCCGAGCCGGGCATCGAGGCGCAACGCATCGTACGCCGACCGATGACCAGGGTCGAGCAGGAGGCGATGGCCAAGACGCCCGAAGGCCAGATGTATCTGGGCCAAGGCGGGCCAGCGGAATACTGGAGCGCCACCATCACACGCAGCGTGCAGCAGGCGTGGCCCATCGTTGAATCGGTGCCGTCCGAATGCGTGTGGGTGGTGTCCGACGCCTCGACGGTGAAGGAAGCGCGCGGTGTTTTTCACGTCAGGGACGTATCCGCCTCGGACCTGATCGAGATGGGGTTGGATGAGCACGCGGTGCTGCGTGCTGGTGGTTCAGCGCCCACGACGCAGTGGCGGCGCGAGGCGATCGCCCGTGACAGTGCATCAGGGCACCACATGCACGGCGGGCCACCCAACGACCGCAGCATGGGCATGATCCGCTATATCGAAGGCTGGATCAGGTGCGACGCCGACAACGACCACAAGGCGGAGCTGCTGCACACCCACAGCCTCGGCGACGACTGCCGTCTGGTGCAGTGGGAGCGCACCGACGAGATCCCCTTGTCGTGCTTCACGCCTTACCGCGAGCCGGGGCGGATCATCGGGTCGTCTGTGTCCGACATGGTGATGGACCTGCAACGCCTGCAGTCCAGGGTGATGCGCGCGACGCTCGATAGCCTCGGGCAGGCGATGTACCCGCGGACCGTGATCACCCTCGGTCAGGTGAACATGTCCGACGTGCGCCAGACCGCGATCGGCAGCATTATCCGCGTTGCACAGCAGGGCGCCGTGCAGGAGCTCGTGAAGCCGTTCGCCGGGGCAGCGGCGCTGCCGATCATGCAGTTGCTCGAGGGCGTGCGTGAATCACGTACTGGCATCACCCGCGCCTCCCAGGGCCTCACCGTCGACGAACTCCAGAGCACCGCGCCGATCGCCGTGTCGCAGCAGACATCCGCCGCGCAGGACCGGCTCGACATGATGGCGCGCACCTTGGCCGAAACCGGCTTGGCGCCGCTCTATTCGGGACTCCTGCGCATGCTCGCCAAGCAGCAGGACCGGCCCAACGTCATCCGCATCCGGGGCGAGTGGATATCGATCGATCCCAGAGCGCTGGGCACGATGTGGGAAGCCGCGGTCGAGGTCGGCGGCAAGGGTATGCCGATGGAGCGCCTCGCCATGCTCGCCCAGATTGCCGGCAAGCAGGAGCAGATCATCACCAACTACGGCCTGCACAACCCGCTCGTGGGAGTGCCGGAATACCGCAATACCTTGGCCAGGATGTTGGAGACCGCGAACATCGCCGACGTCAGCAACTATTTTAAGGAATTACCGGACGGCTGGCAGCCGCCGCCGCCCAACCAGGGGCCAACTCCGGAGCAGGTGCTGGCCATGGTGCAGCAGCAGAAGACCGCCGCAGATCTGGAGACGGATCGTGCCAAGGCGCAGACCGATCGCAGTAAGGCGCTGTCGGACGACGATCGCGAGCGCGACAAGGCGGCGCTGGACGCATGGGTTGAGCTTTGGAAGATCGGCGCGCAGTTCGGCACGCCTGTTCCGAGCCTCGACGAGCTACGCGCGGCGATGCAGCCAGACCAGCCCAACCTTGGCCTCATCGGCGACCTGCCGCCGCCTACGTCCCCGCAGCAGCCGGCAACCGGTGTGCAGGGGCCGCAGCAGCCCAAGCCGGGGCCAGCCTCGCCGATGATGGGGATGGCGCCGGGACAGGGCGGTGGCCTGGGGGCCCAGCGTCCGCAGGCGCCGGTGGCGCCGCCGGTAGGCTCCACCCCGCCCGACACCGCTCATATGGTTCGCCAGGCGCTCGCTACCGGTAACTTACCGACGACGTATGGCCAGATCGCCGATCGGGCGGTGGCCGGCAACATCGCTGGCATGGGTGGGCCATCGGTCAGGCCGGGCGCATGAGCGAGCAGACCGGAACGAAAGGACCAAACCTCGCCCCTAGGTTTGGCCACCTCCCCCCGAGGTTTGGAAATCTGCCATCCGCCAGATTCCGCCAAACTCCGCCAAATTCCGCCAGAGCTCCGGGAATATCGTCGGAAATCGCGCCAAATCGCTTCAAATCGCTTCAAATCGCTCGCCATGGGTGACCGCACCAAGCGTCCGATGAGCGAGACGGAGCGGGATTTGATCATAACCCTCCGAATCCAGGGCAAAACCTATCCGGAACTCGCGGAACTGACCAAAAGACCCCTCGGAACCATCTCCAGCGTGATTTCCAAGGCCATTTTGACCAGAAAAGACCTCAGAACCC